TGAAGACCTTGGTTCTGGTTCGACCATGAACGAAATGTCTTTCTCTATCGAAAAAGCAACTGTTACTGCGAAAACACGCGCACTCAAAGCTGAGTACACGATGGAAATCGCACAGGACCTGAAAGCAATCCACGGCCTCGACGCTGAAGCTGAGCTTGCTAACATCCTGTCGACTGAAATCTTGGCTGAAATCAACCGTGAAGTTGTTCGTACGATCAACTCGAAAGCTAAGCTCGGTGCACAGACTGCTAACGTCACGACTGCCGGTACCTTCGACCTGCACACTGACGCAGACGGTCGTTGGTCGGGTGAGAAGTTTGCTGGTCTTCTGACACAGCTTGACTTCGAAGCCAACCAAATCGCAAAAGAAACACGTCGCGGTAAAGGGAACTTTGTTCTTTGTTCGTCGAACGTTGCAACTGCTCTTCACATGAGCGGCATGCTTGCGTACACTCCAGCCCTTAACACGAAGCTGGAAGTAGACGACACAGGTAACACCTTCGCTGGTGTCCTGAACGGCAAGATCAAAGTTTACATCGATCCATATGCGACTGTTGATTACGCAACTGTTGGTTACCGTGGTACGAGCCCGTATGACGCTGGTATGTTCTACTGCCCATACGTACCTCTGACGATGGTCCGTGCTGTTAACGAGTCAACCTTCCAGCCGAAAATCGGCTTTAAGACTCGCTACGGTATGGTTGCTAACCCGTTTGCTGAAGCTAACGCAGTTGACAACACTGGTGCGGACCGTAGCAACGTCTACTTCCGTATCTTCCGCGTTGCAAACCTGCTGAACGCTGGTGCATAAGTCTTAGACTTATAACTAACAGGAAGGGTCCTCTCACGAGGGCCCTTCTTTTTTTGTATAAATACTTGTACAGAACATAGGTGACAATATGATTAATCAGACGTATACAACAGCAACTAGCTTTGGGATGTTTATTCCAGGCGAAGAGTATGCTGGTCTTCAGATGAAAATAACTAGCTTTCAGATTCCACAAGTTAGTGCAGCTGCTGTTGAACAAGGTACTCGTGTACTTCAAGCTAAGCATGCAGCATCAAGGGTAAGGTTTGAGCCACTGCGTGTAACCGTATTGTCGGACGGTGGACTGTCGAACATAAAACCTGTCCATGAATGGCTTATAAATAATGTCATAGATAATGATACAGTTACGAAGGACATTCGCGTCATTGGGTATTCTGCGTCTGAGGTCCCTGTATTCACAGTCGATTTCCATGATGCGTTTCCAACCAATATTGACATTGATAGGTTTGACTCTATGGATTCGACCGATACATTAATTAAAGCACAACTTGAATTCGCGTATGACCTTTATACTTATGGATGATTAAATGAAAGTTGAAGACCTTCTTTTAGAATGGAAAAAAGACTCAGAGATCAACAAATCAAAACTAGATGATGAGTCAATTAAAACAGCGATGCTCCACGCCAAGTACTTGGAGATTCATTCCGCTGTTAAAATCCGATACAACAAGTTACGAGCAAGACTCAAAGACCTTGAGTTTGAAAAACGTCGTTGGCTGAAAGGTACGATGACAAAAGAAGAAATGGACGATCGTGATTGGGACTATGACCCTTGGAAGGGAATGTCTAAACCGATGAAGTCCGAAATGGATGATCACCTGTTTGCTGATGGCGATGTCAAAAAGGTGGTTGAAAGATTGAAAGACACAGAGGTTCTCCTTGAAACCCTTGAGTCTATAATGCAGAATATACAATGGAGACATCAATCGATCAAGAACTCGATTGACTTTATGAAGTTCCAAGCCGGTGGGTAATGACCGAAACACTAGTCCTCTCTTATAAGAACCAAGCAAAGATTCGTATAGACTCTACCGATGGTGGAATCTTACACGAACTGCAAGAACATTTCTCGTTCTATGCTCAGGGCTATAAGTACATGCCTGCATACAAGTCTGGCATGTGGGACGGTAAAATTCGTTTGTTCGATATGAGAACGCAGACGTTACCAGCTGGCTTGTACCATGCTATACAGGAATTCGCGGCTAATAAGTCTCGGCAATACACCATCGCCCTTGAGAATAATAGTTATTTTGGCACAGTAGGATCTGCGGACAATGTCTCGTATGACGAGTTCTACGCCTTCGTTCAAGGACTAAATCTTTCAGCCGACGGTAAACGTATTGAGCCGCGTAATTATCAGATCCAGTCTGCATATAGTGCAATCAAAAACTATAGACAATTGATATTGTCACCGACTGGAACAGGCAAGTCTCTTATCATGTATATGATCATGAGATGGGTACTTCACTGTATGGATGGTGAAAGGTTTGTCATCATCGTTCCTACGACCACGCTGACGCACCAATTGATCAGTGACTTTGAGGACTATGCTGCACTCGATGAAGAGTTCGTAGTTGGGGATATGTGTTACCCTATCTTTGCCGGTCAGGATAAGAAGGCACCACAGCAAGTCATCGTATCAACATGGCAGTCGTTGGCTAAGTTTGATCGTACGTGGTTGATGGAAGTAGGTGGTGTTATTGGCGATGAGGCACATACCTGTTCGGCCAAAATATGTCAGGGCATCCTTGATAAGATGACCAATGCTCAGTATCGTATTGGGACTACCGGAACCCTTGATGGATCAAAGGTCCATGAGATGGTACTTGAAGGTATCTTCGGACCTACTATTGTGGCTACCACGACAAAAGAACAGATTGACGAAGGTAACCTAGCACAGCTTCAGATCAATGTTATGAAGCTTCAGTATCCTGAAGAAGAACGTAGGTTTGCTAAGTTCAAGTACGCTGATGAGATACAGTTCATTGCTAAACACGAAAAGCGTAATCGGTTTGTGGCTAAGCTGGCGTTGAACACAGAAGGCAATACATTGGTGATGTTTCGATTTAAGGAACATGGACAGCTTCTGTATGATATGATCAAAGAGAAGTCCGGTGATAGACGTAAGGTCTTCCTTGTACACGGTGAGATTGATGGTGCGTATCGTAACGAAATCCGTGGTGTTGTTGAGAAAGAACAAGACGCGATCATCGTGGCTTCCATCGGAACCTTTTCGACAGGTATAAATATAAAGAATTTGCATAACCTGGTATTTGCCACACCTCATAAAGGTAGGATCAAAGTACTGCAGTCCCTTGGACGAGCGTTACGTAAATCGACCGATGGACGAGAAACGATCATGTATGACATATGTGATGACCTCTCATGGAAAAAGCGTAAGAACTTTGCCCTTGTACATTCCATCGAAAGAATCAAACAGTTTAGTGCTGAAAAGCTAAGCTATAAAATATATGATATAAAATTATAGGAACGTGAATATGAGTGAAGATACTAAACAGAAAGAATGGCCTGAAGTATACGATGAGCGGATGATTAAGATCCTTACTCTGTCGTCCGGTGAAAAGATTCTCACATACGTAAGAGAGCTTGGTGAATACGGACAGTATATTTGTGAGAGACCATTTACAGTCTGTGCAGACGTTGAAGAGGGTGAGTACTTTCTAACTCAGTTCTGCCCATATGCAGATACTTCAGTTCCATTCGTATTCCAAACAGCAGGAGTTATTGGAGTTGCCAATACGACTGCAGACTCTCGAGCACATTACTTCCGTTGTATTAGAGAAGAGGTTGTGGCTGAAGCTGCAGCTAACGGAACTATTGAAGAGAATGCAGACTTCGGTGTCATGATGGAACAGTTACAGGAACAGTTATCGACTGCACTTGGTCCTAAAAATGACGTCGGGTTTTTTGAATCTTCCTCTGATACTGATAGTGATAACGTTGTAGATCTCTCTAACTGGTCACCTGATACTAAGCCTAACTGATACTATAAATACTAAATCAGGTGCCTTGATGCTATATCAAGTGCACCTGCAATGGTAACTCTATTCTATATCCTGCAGCGTATACTAATGCCCGGAGCGTATCAGAGATAAGTAACTGAATAACCAGAACAACAGTAGTTGCTTTAATGAACTTTGAAGGAAGCTTTACGATTATGTTCGTTACACGATTATGTATACAAGTTTGCGCCAAAAAACCGCAGTTTTCACCCAACTATTTTATTACAAATTCGTAATCTTTCAGACCGCAATTAACTGTGTACAAACATGGTAATTCGTGGTATACTGTATATAACGTTATTTAAAAAGGAATGTGAGTATGGGTGGATTTGCTACAGCTTTTGGGATTATATTTACGATATGGCTTATATGCCAATTTATGATCGGCATGTGGCACACGGCAATCGCTGGACTAAGAGGATCAATTGGTCTCATAGTACTCCCAGCGTTGATGCTCGTAGTTGCGTTTATGTTCTTTCATCGCCGTAAGGTCAATTACGATACGTCCGAGTCATGGGATGCAGTGTATACCTCCCTTGTTATCACGCTGAAACTTGCGTTATTCATACTTGCAATTATGGTGTTTGCCGCATTCGTTGAATTAGCTAATTCAGGTGAACATGTACTTTGTTTCCAAGATCCATCGACGCCCGGTAGAGAGGTAGTTATGAAAGATGAGTTCGGTAAAGCGTTTTGTATGAAAGACTGGAGGGGCTAATTAACTGTGTACATTGCTCTAGGAATATGTTATAATAATATTATGATGAACACTTACACAAATGGATCACAACATGGCACGATCTAAAAAGAAGCCTGAACACTACGTCGACAACGCTAAGTTCACACAAGCAGTCCATGAGTACGTTATGGCATGTCGTGAAGCTGAAGAGTGTGGTGAAGACGTACCACCAGTCACTAACTATATCGGTGAGTGTTTTTACAAGATCGCTACCGGACTCACATACACTCGTAAGTTCATACGTCGTACGTACAAAGAAGAACTTGCGATGGATGCAATT